TATGTGATCGACCATGCACCGGGGCCGATGCTGATGGTGCAGCCGACCGTGGACATGGCGAAGCGGCTGAGCAAGCAGCGACTGGAGAGTCTGATCAATGACACGCCGGTGCTGTCGGCGAAGATTGCACCAGCCCGCAGTAGGGACTCGGGCAACACGATGTTCAGCAAGGAGTTCCCGGGCGGGATGATGATCCTGACCGGTGCAAACAGCGCGACCGGTCTGCGGTCTACGCCATGCAGGTACATCTTCTGCGATGAGATCGACGCATTCCCAAGCGACGTAGACGGCGAGGGCGACCCGGTAAGCCTGGCGGAGAAACGTGCGACGACGTTCGCGCGGCGCAAGATCCTGTTGACGAGCACGCCAACGGTGAAGGACTTCAGCAGGATTGAGGCTGAGTATGAGCGCAGCGACCAGCGGCGGTTCTATGTGCCGTGTCCCTGCTGCAATGTGATGCAGTGGTTGAAGTGGCCGCAGCTGAAGTGGGAGAACAACGAGGCGAGCACGGCTGCCTATGAGTGCGAGGTGTGCCATGAGCGGTTTGCTGAGATCCACAAGCCGGCGATGCTGCGCAGGGGTGAGTGGCGGGCAACGGCGCCGAGCAATGGCAAGACGGCTGGGTTTCATCTGAGCGGGTTGTACTCACCACTTGGCTGGTTGAGCTGGGCCGAGATGGTGGACGACTTCCTGCGGGCCAAGACCGATGCGCCGATGCTGAAGAGCTTTGTCAATACCAGGCTGGCGGAAACGTGGGAGGAAGACTTCGCGAGCAAGGTAAGCGCCGACGGCCTGCTGGAGCGCTGCGAGCATTACGAGGCGGCGATGGTGCCTGATGGCGGGCTGGCGTTGACGGTGGGCGTTGACGTGCAGGACAACCGTCTAGCGATCAGCGTGTGGGCCTGGGGCCGGGAGGAGGAGGGCTGGCTGCTGGATCACCAGGAGATCTACGGCGACCCCTCGAGGCAGGAGCTATGGAAGCAGCTGGACGAGGTGGTACTGCGCGAATGGCCGCACGCGGTTGGACCAGCGATGCGGCCTGATGTGGTGGCGATCGACAGCGGCGGGCACTTTACGGCGGAGGTGTACCAGTACGCACGGGAACGCGCACGGCAGGGTGTGGTGGCGATCAAGGGCCAGAGCCAGCGTGGCAAGCCACCGATCGGGAAGGGCAGCAAGGTGGACGTGAATCATCAGGGCCGGACGTTGAAGCGCGGCGCGCTGGTCTATCCGGTGGGTGGTGACACGGTGAAGACAACGCTGTTCGGGCGGCTGAAGCACAACGAGCAGGGCGCTGGGTTCCTGCACTTCCACATGGGCACCACGGGCGAATACTTTGAGCAGCTGACGGCGGAGAAGCAGGTGCTGCGGTACAACCGCGGCGGGTTCCCGACGAGGGAATGGGTGAAGAAACCATCAGCCAGGAACGAGGCGCTGGACTGTTTGGTGTATGCCTATGCGGGATTGAACCTGATGTATCAGCGCTTTGACCGTCGAACGATCTGGGATCAGCTGGAGAAAAGGCTAGAGAAGAAGCCGGCGTTGCTAGGATCGAAACAACAGCCTTCTTCAGGGGCTGCTAGTGGCTTCGTGAGCAACTGGTAACCGTGAACATCCCGAGCGAAATCCGAGCCGGCGACACGATCAAGTGGCGTGACGATGCTGGCGTGGACAACCTTGGGATTGCGATCAGCAGTTCTGATTACACGCTGACCTACTACTTGCGGACGAACACGGCAAGCGAAGGCGCGACGGTGGTGGGCACTGCCTACGGCACTGGGTGGGAGTTCACGATCGCCGCGGGTACGAGCACGGCCTTCGATGCAGGGCAATGGTTCTGGCAGGCGGTTGCGACGAAGACCGGCAGCACGGTGACGCTAGGTGCAGGGCAGCTGCAGGTGCTAGCGGCGCTGAGCTACACGGGCGCACCTGGAGCGGTTGATGGCCGGTCACAGGTGCAGCAAGACCTTGATGCGGTGCAGGCTGCGATCCGCGCGATGGTCAGCGGCGGCGCGGTGGCTGAGTACACGATCGGCACCAGGCGGTTGAAGAAGATGGAGCTCACCGATCTGCTGCAGCTCGAGGGCAAGCTGAAGGCTGAGGTGAAGAGGGAACAGGCGGCGTCATTGATGGCCAATGGCTTGGGCAATCCGTTCAATCTGTTCGTGAGGTTCTGATGGGTCTACGCACGCGACTGTTTCGGGCGATGGGTTTCCAACCGGTCAAGCCACAGCGGCGTGCGTACCAAGGCGCACGGATGAGCCGGCTGACGGCTGACTGGGTGACGAGTGGCACCAGCGCCGACAGCGAGATCAAGTCAAGCTTTAAGGCACTGCGCAACCGTGCGCGGCAGCTGGTGCGTGACAACGACTACGCGAAGCAGGCGGTGCGGGCGATCCAGAACAACGTGATCGGGCATGGCATCCGGCATCAGGGTCAGATCAAGATGCTGGGCGCTGACCAGCTCGATGAGGTGATCAACGGGCAGGTACATGAGCAATGGGAGCGGTGGATGCACAAAAGCCGCTGTGATGTGAGCGGGCTGCTGGGCTTCCATGACATCGAGCGGCTGCTGGCGCGAAGCATGGCCGAATCGGGCGAGGTGTTTGTGCGGATGATTCGCCAGCCATTTGGCGGCAGCCGGGTGCCGTTTGCGCTGCAGGTGCTCGAGGCCGACTACCTGATTGATGACGACGTGCCGCAGGCGGCGTCCGGCAACACGGTACGGATGGGCATCGAGGTTGATAGCTACCTGCGGCCGCAGGCGTATCACTTCTACGCCAACCACCCGGGCGATGCCTATGCGGGCAACCCTCGGTCAAGTGGCAAGAGACTCCGGGTGCCTGCTGATGAGGTGATCCACCTGTTCCTGCCAGAGCGGCCGGGCCAGACGAGGGGCGTGACCTGGTTCGCTACAGCATTGATGCGGCTTCACATGCTGCAGGGTTACGAGGAAGCCGAGCTGGTGCGTGCACGGGCCAGCAGCTCACTGATGGGAT